CTGACGTAGTCCTTTACTCTTAATCCGAGTTAATGTAAATCAAGAGGGGGCTTGGGCTATGTCCTCGCCCTCTTTTTTAATTCTAATAAAACAAAGAAACAATGGCTTGTGATTTAACAAAAGGCAGGGCAGTACCCTGTAAAGACGTAGTAGGTGGCATTTATGCCGTGTACTTTGTAGACTTCGGTGACTTGGGTACTGTTACCCTCACCAACGATGAGATTACCAACATTAGTGGTACTTTCTCTGCTTACCAATATCTTGTAAAAGGCAATAGCTCTTTTGAGCAAACCTTTAACTCAAGCCGTGAGAATGGTACTACCTTCTTCACGCAGACTTTGAATTTGACGTTGACCAAACTCACAAAGGAGGACAACAAAGAATTAAAGCTGCTTGCTTATGGTCGGCCTTATGTTGTGGTACAAGACTACAACGGCAACGCCTTTATGATGGGTCTGAATTACGGAGCCGAAGTAACGGGTGGAACGATTGTAACAGGAGCTGCTATGGGTGACCTATCGGGCTACACTTTGACAATGGAGGCACAGGAGCAACTTCCTGCTAACTTCATCGCAGGTGCTACTACTGCCAATCCTTTCGCAGGGCTTGCAGGTGCAACTGACACGATTGTTGTAGGTTCAAACTCGTAACCTACCGCAAGGCAGAATAGTTGAAGGGGCGCAAGCCCCTTTTCTATTTTCAAACAAATTCAAAATAAAAGGTTATTTAATTAAGATGCATATCCTTCAAGTATCAGCCTCGCCACAAGCCATTGTAATCATACCTCGCACGTTCCCTGCGAGCGTTACGATTGCGTTGATTGATGAATCAACAAACACCACCGCAGCACCTGCGGTCACGGCTGCCTCTGCTAATGGTTTTATGACCCTCACAGGCACGTTCAGCCTTGTCAACAATAGATTCTATGGCTTGAAGGTATTTGCATCGGGAAATCTAATATATCGGGACAGGGTATTCGTAACTTCACAAACTGATTTCGATAAATTTACGGTGAACCAAAACGTCTACACCGAAGAAACAAGCTACAACAATGAGTACATCATCATCTAAAATTCACGTTGTGAACTTCAGTTCCTATACCACACCTGTCATTAGAGAGGTGCAGGGCAAGGACTATATTGAATACGGAGAAAATAACGACTACTTTGGGTATTTGATTGACAGGTACAACGGATCACCCACCAACAACGCTATCCTCAACTCGTTGATGGATTTGACCTTTGGTAAGGGCTTGGATGCAACGGACTCTGCCAAGAAGCCGAGCGAGTACGCAGCGATGCGTGGCTTGTTCACGAAGTCAAATATGCAGAAGGTTGTTGCTGATTATGTGATGATGGGACAATGCAGTATGCAGGTCGTGTACTCCCAAGACCACAATATGATTGTAGAGGTGCAGCACATTCCCGTAGAGACGTTACGAGCCGCAAGGTGCAACGAAGATGGCGAGATTGAAGCGTACTACTACGCAAAGGATTGGAGAGAGGTAGCAAGCAGGAGGGAGACACCTGTTCGCATACCTGCATTTGGCAAGAGCAAAGAGGGCTTGGAGATTCTGTACATCAAACCTTACCGAGCAGGATTCTACTACTACTCCCCCGTTGACTATCAAGGAGGACTTCCATACGCAGAGCTTGAGGAGGAGATTGCCAACTACCACATCAACAACATTCAGAACGGCCTTGCGCCTTCTATGCTTATCAACTTCAACAACGGAGTACCAAGTGAGGAGGAGCGCAGGAGCATAGAGCAGCAGATAGCCACGAAGTTTAGCGGTAGCAGTAATTCAGGCAAGTTCATCTTGGCGTTTAATGACAACAAAGAACTTGCTGCAACGGTTGACCCTGTGCAGTTATCGGATGCTGCGGAGCAGTATCAGTTCTTGAGTGCTGAATCAACGCAGAAGATATTGGTGTCGCATCGTATTGTAAGCCCTTTGCTTTTAGGTATTAAAGACAACACAGGTTTTGGCAATAATGCTGATGAACTGATGACCGCATCGGTGCTGCTTGACAATATCGTTATCAGACCCAAGCAACAGATTATCATTGACGGCATAGACCAAATCTTGGCCTACAACGACATCAGCCTAAACTTGTACTTTAAGACCCTGCAACCTTTGGAGTTCACCGAAACAGAGGTACAAGATGCAGAGGTTGTAGAAGAAGCAACAGGCGTTAAAACAGAAGATATTGAAACCGTGCAAGTGAGTGAAGCCAACGAGGACTTAATCAAGAAGGATGCATCGTACAACGGAGCGCAGATTGCAAGCTCTTTGCAGATTATGCAAAGCGTAAAGGATGGCGTTCTAACGATTGACCAAGCCATCACGTTCTTGGTGCAGATGCTTCAGTTTGACCCACAGGTAGCGAAGGCTCTCTTTTCGGGTAACTCCTCTGCTATAATCGCACAGATGAAGGCGCAGAAGAAAGTGAAACTTGCAAAGAAAGATGATCGCCCATTCCTGCGTGATGAGCTTGCAGCAGAGTTGCTATTGAACATTGAGAGTCTTGGCGAAAGCGAGGAGGAGCTGATGCAGGACTTTGACCTAATCACGGCAGAGCTTGTTGAAGATGAGGGAGCAGAATACGATGTAGAGGCATACCTCAATTCACGCACCGACCTTGCAGCGCAGCAGGCAAGTGAGCAAGATACGGAGCGTTACAAGGTGCGATACTTCTATGCAGTGGGAACTAAAAAAGACCCCGAAGGAGAAAGCCGTTTGCTATGCCGCACGTTACTTTCTGCTAAAAGAGTTTATCGGATGGAGGATGTGGAAGCATTAAGTTCAAAAGGAGGAGCAGAGGCACAAGGTGAGCCGTATAGCGTATGGCTTTTCAAAGGCGGTGCAAATTGTCATCATCGTTGGGAGCGTAGAATCTATCGCAAGAAGCTAACTAAAGAGGGCAACATCTACGGAGGAGGCTCTTTGAACGGCACGGATATTATCAACGTGAACCAAGCCATTCGTATGGGATTCCGACCTATGCAGAATGACCCCCTCGTTGCTATCGCCCCTATTGAAACACCAACAAGAGGATATAAAAATTAAGAAATGGCAACGGCATTATTTATTAAAAGAGAGGACTTGGTTCGCAACACCGCTATTGGCGGTAACGTGGACACGGACAAGTTTATTCAGTTCATCAAGATTGCGCAGGAGATACACCTGCAAAACTATACGGGAACGAAATTGTATGATAAAATCAGCAACGACATCATCGCCAATACTCTTGCCAACCCTTACTTGGCGTTGGTGAATGATTACTTGCAGCCGATGTTGATTCACTACGCGATGGTGGAGTACTTGCCTTTTGCTGCTTATACCATCGGCAATGGTGGGGTGTTCAAGCACAACTCCGAGAATAGCACAACGGCAGAGAAGATTGAGGTTGACTATTTGGTAGGCAAGGCACGGGATTTGGCAAAGTACTACACCGACAGGTTCATCACTTATATGAGCTACAACCAAGCCTCATTCCCCGAATACAATAGCAACAACAACGCTGACGTTTACCCCGATACTGACTCTAACTTCAGCTCTTGGGTTTTATGAGTAGCAAGAAACAGACCTACACTCCGAAGCGTAGCAACATTGTGAAGTTAAAGAGTTATTTAGACAATGGGAGTTCAAGGCGATTGGGGACAAGGAGCAGCAAACAATGACATCTATTGGGGTCAAGCAGCAGCAACGAATAGTATCTCTTGGGGTATGGTTCAGCCATTGTCTTATGGTCATCCTACTACTAACCTTTACGGCAACAACGAGCAAGGTGCTTGGCAGTTGATAGAAGAAATTTGGAATACTTGGTCAACAACTTGGAATAATTAGAAATGGGAACAACATTAACGGGGACAACCCCACAGGACACATACGATAGCCTTATTAAGGTTACGGACAACGGGCCATTAAGCGGTACGCTAAAGGCGTTAAGCGATGGTTTGGGCAATGACTCAACCTTGTCTTTGTCAACGACTGCTGCTTCTATCGCAGGAACTTTGGCGGTAACGGGCAACGCTACGTTTGACACGACTACTCTTGTGGTTGATGCAACCAACAACCGAGTTGGTATTAACAAAGCGGTTCCATCTGCGACTTTAGATGTATCGGGTACTTTTGGAGTATCAAGCAGCATAAGTGCGGCAAGCATATCCACAACTGCTAACAACACATTTAACAATAGTAGCGGAAGGGCTTTTGATGCCACTTCTTCGGGTGTTTTGTTAGCGTCAAGTACTGCTGCTCACGATGTTATTTTTGGTGATAACGATGTCAGATACTTCTCATTGCACACCCCTTCGGGTGCGGCCTCAATGAGTATAAGAAATTTTAGCACATCAACCAACATCCTTACTTGCCTACAAGCAGGCAACGTAGGCATCGGCACGAGTACGCCTTCTGCGAAGTTGGATGTAAACGGAATTAGCGTTTTAAGCGGAGCGTATCACTATCAAGGCGCAGGAACATTCCGAAAGCAATTCATTCAAGGTAGCGTAACTGCAGCGGCAAGTGGTTCACCTGTAAAAATCTTTACTTCGGGATTCAGCACACAAGGTATTGTTCACGTTATAGCAAGGCAAGATGTATCCAACCTCGCAACGGCTTCATTTGGTATTAGTGTATCATACGGGGGTACAAGCCCCTTTACAGCGATTTCATCGTCTGCTAATGCTAATGTTACAGGCATTTCGGCCGCATACAATAATACGGGTTATGTAATTGAAATAACAGTAACTTACACGGGCGCAGCTCCGACTATTCACTTCTTTGCTGAAGGAATGTCAGAAGCATCTTGGACACTTTAATAAACTAAAAATATGGCTTACACAATTCAACCCACATCGCTCGGCATCGCAGGAGAGGCCGTTGCAATCAATGTAGCAGCAGGCGGTTTTTCTGCTGATGCTACTTCTTGCCAACTTTTCTACAACCTTGTAGACGAGAGCAACCAACAAATCTACAATGGCACTTTGCTTTTGGCAGGTGAGGACTTTGCAGATTGGGGTCAAGACAACTACTACTTGGTTCAGTACACCTGCGCCACGTTGGGACTGACTTTGATTGGTGCAGAATTTCCAACTCCACCCGTAGTGGTTGAGGAAGTTGTTGTAGCAGAAGGCGAGTAAAGTATCTTTGGGCAAAATAAACCCAATGGAACACCTACAACAACGGCTTGATGCATTAAAGCAGCAAGAGGCGAATCTACTAATGCAATTAGATGAGGTTCGTGTCTTGGTATCTGCATACGAGAACACCCTAAACAAAGATGACAAAGGAGTCGGCTGATAGCGTAATCACGTCTTGGTCTTTAACGGGAGCAGGACTTCTCGTAAGCTACGCCCATCAAATGTTGGGTTTAGCCGTACTTGTAACCTCACTTGCGTACACTCTTTGGAAGTGGCGAAGGGACTACAAGAAGGACAAAGGTGCTAATTGAGCGCATCTTCGGCAATCCGAAGACTACTCTACTTGGGCTGATTATTATCGGCCTTTGTTTTGTGCTTGTGTTTTACGAGAAGGCCACGCTCACGGAGGTTAGTGCGTTTATGATGGGTGCATTTGCCCTTATGTTTTTGAAAGACCCTAAAGACGATGGCAAAGCAACAGGCGGTAAGCCAACGAATAAGTAAGAGCAAGAAGCGAGGCAAGCATTCCAAGAGTGCATCTGCCAACAAAGCGAGTAAGAACTACGCCAAGCCCTACAAGTCGCAGGGTCGGTAGTTCTGAAGTTTCCCTTTAGGGCAACATACGACACATTATTAAACTGAATGAATTTTGCACAAAACTCAAGCACTATGCAAAAAATGCAAAGTGTAAAGTCAAATGAGCATAATGTGTAAAACCGACAACTTTTGATATTATAAACGTGACTAAGAACTTTACCCTCCAAGAACTGACTGCTACAAAAACAGGGCTTCCTAACGCCTTACCCAAGCATTTAGAACCCAACCTCCGTGCGCTTGCAGAAAACGTCTTACAACCCACGAGAGATGCATTGGGTGCGGTAAAAGTAACGAGTGCATACCGCAGCCCTGCGGTGAATAGCAAAGTAGGTGGAGCAAAGACCTCGCAGCACGTGCAGGCTCAAGCAGCCGACCTAAAGTTTGATGGTGGCAACGAGGTTTTATTTCATTGGATAAAAGACAATTTAGACTTTGACCAACTGATTTGGGAATTTGGCTCTGATACTGCGCCATCGTGGGTTCACGTTAGTTACTCAAGTAGCAAGAACCGAAAACAAATCCTAAAAGCAGTAAAGCACAATGGCAAAACTAAATACCTCCTCTTTTGATGAATGGCTTGACTCCCTTGAAACTAAACCCCAACCGACTTGCAATGTGGACAATCCTGCTGACTGCGACTCTTGCGGCTCTTAGCAGTTGCGCTACTGTGAAACCCGTCCTTCAGAGTGTAGTTGTAAGGGACACGGTGATTGTCACGCAGACAAAGTACCTGACCGACACGCTCGAACTCTACAAGGACACGACCATCTACCAAGACAAGGTACGCCTTCAGCTTCAGTACATAGACCGAAAGGTGTACGTTGAGGCAACGTGCTTGCCCGATACGATCAGAGTTACACAAACCAAGATTCTAACGAAGGAGAAGAAGCAGAGGGGATGGACTTTGGAGGGAGGGCTTACGATGCTCGCCCTTGTTTTGGTGGGTGGCTACATCGTGAAGCGTTGGGTAGATAAACTCACCGAGTAATTATACGCTTTAAGATGCATTAGGGGCGTTTTAAGCGACTTTATATGCGAAAGGGTATAGTTCTATACCTTTAGGTATTTGGAAGCGTTAGAA